GAGCTTTACCTCTTGCAACCTCAGCATTTACAGCTGCAGACCATGCACCTTTCTCTAATGCCTGTTGTCTAATCTTACCAAGTTCAGCTATGTGTTTGCTGTAATCTACTTCGTATTTTTTATTGTACTCATCTCTGATCTCACCAATGTATTTAACAACCAATGGGTAAGTTCTTGGTGATTGTAGTTCTGATGCGGTGATAGTTGCTCTGTCTTTGTTGTATCCAGCCTCGATAGCACACTCTGTTGGTGTCTTCCTACCTTCGTTTGTCACAAGCAGTTGAGCAAACTTAATTTGCATTTCTGTAAGTTTTTTTGGTACACCCATAATTGACATATAAAGTAATATAACGTATAAAGCAATAGGGTATCCGATGGGAGACTGGAAGATACCCCACATTATGCAAGGAAAGTTATTAAGACAGGCACTAGATAAATTCATGAAGGCAGACGTTGCTCAAAATGCAAGGGTTCAAGTTGTGTTACCTAACGGTGAGTTCTATGACATCAAAGGTATACAGTTGTTAGAAAACAAGTTGTTGGGTGTAAGAGAAACACACAGACTTGCAATCACCATAGAGCCAACACAATGGCATATGGGTAAGGTTATTAAAAAGCTGTAGTTACGTTGAAACCCGAGAGGAAATTGTGGCTAGATTTGAAGAAAAATACGCCAACAATATGTTGGAATCGTATTGAAAATTTGGCAGTTCCAGGGCTTCCTGATGTGCTTGGATATAATAAACACCAACACTTTTTTACAGTTGAGTTGAAGGTAACACGCAGTAATAAAATACGCTTCTCACCACACCAAATTGCGTTTCATGTGCAACATCCTAAGAATACATTTATCTTGGTAAAGTCTCTCGACACTAGTCTCTGGAAACTTTACGAGGGAAAAGATATTAGGGAGCTTGCCGCTCGTGGCTTGCGGCTTGAAGCTTGCCGCTCGGGGCTTGCCGCTTGCTGCTTGTGGCTTGCAGCTTGCCGCCCTGAATAAAAAAAAGGACCAGGGAACTAGGTAGCCCGGGCCCCACCTGCAATCCCGGCTTTATCATGGTGTAGCTACCAGATCCTGGTTGCTCGCATTGAGCTGCAGACCTTGCCTGCATACATACAATATATCCTATAAAGTCCTTCATGTCAAATTTTTTCGCTTGTCGCTTGCGGCTTGCAGCTTGTTGCTCGTCCGGGAGACGAGCAAGTATGGATACTTCAGTATCCATACATCTCCTCGCAATAATCAGCTAGACCCAGGTTATCACAGAAGCCGATGGTCACACGGTCCCCGCCCCAGTATCCTTTGACCTCTTGGTCCCAGGTGTCGACCCATATCGTCGGGCCACCTCCAGCACACAGGATCTCGGCACCAAGAAATTTTTTGTCATGGCTCACCAGATACCGGATGTCGTACGTACCTTCCATCCATTCGCCAGCTGACTGCTCATCTGGGCTGGTGATGCTGTCTGCAATGTTTACGCACATGCGCCTGAGCTGCTCACCACAGGTCTCGCTCTTCTTAACCGTAGTACTGTTGCTGTTTAGCATAGTCTTTATCCTCCATTTTTAAAAGTTCCAGGAAAGTAACTACAGCTCTCTTAGATCTTTGGCCGTCGTCCCCCGTCACGATATTGATTGCAGTGATCATACGCTCGACTGCTTCTGATATTTTTATTGTTTTTCTCATGTTATCCTTTCTGTTTTGTCCTATAATATCCTGTATTGCAGGATCTGTCAAGCTTTGGCTTGGCGCTTGCAGCTTGCCGCTTGAAGCTCGGCCCGTGCCGGGCTGAATTTTTTTATCCATCCAGCATGGCCCAGGTCCCGAAAATTGCTGCCGCGATTATTATTATAATTATTATTAATTCCATATCTCCTGCTTTCTGGCCAAGCGACAGAGTGTATACATTTTTCACTAACCGTCGCTAGTCGATCGCTTGACCCCAGATCCGAACAACCCTGCAGGGTGAAGGTTTTAACCTTACATAACGATCGGATCAGGGCTCAAGGGCGCAGGTGCGCGTGGGCGGAGCATCACACAGGGCCCTTCGTAAATGCTCAGACCGATTGTCTCTCGACCCATGCTATAGAGTTTAAATCCCTCACTCCAAGCGCCTTCAAACCTGAAAGGACTGCAACTAGAGGTAGTGCGATTAATTAGGAAGTTAAGCTTTGCTTTTTTCCTGTTCATCCACTTGGTTTTCTAGTTGCATGTTCCTAACTCTATATAAACACTTGACAAAGGTTTGTCAATAGGATAAACCTATAAATATTAATAACTAACAGAAAGGACATAATGTCAAAAATACGTATGAACACCGAGTATCGAAACAAACTCTTTAATAAAATTAAAGATGTTTTTGAAAAAGAAGATACTCAGGAACGTCAAGCATTTATGGAAAGTCGAGAACTTTTTAATAAAATGCAAACGTCAACTCACACACTTGCAAAGCAAGTAGTGGAAAGGTCTTACCCTACTGATGATGTAAATACTTTACGTCATTTTAAAAAGAAGTATGGCGACCCTTGTGATGTTGTTGCTAAAGATAAATGCTTTTACTTTGCACACTCCGAAGATGTTGATGAAGAGGGAGAAGAAAAAGAAACTTCTTCACACTTTGACTTTGGATTGTATGGCAATCTAAATGGTAATGAGTATGGTAGTGGCGAGGAAGCTGAACAATTTGCCCACGCATATTATAGGGAAGAACTAAAAGCAAATGGTTGTAATCCCGATATTATAGCACAGCAAAATGGTAAGGACAGCAATCCACATAAAACCAAACACATAGACGCTAATAATAAGTTTCTAGGTAAAGGTAAATATGATGACCATACTGGTATAACTTCAAAGTATGATAAATCATTTTTACTTGATGTTATTGGAACTAGCCATTGTAGAAGTAGAGCGATAGCTTGTACTAAAGATGAGTACACTATCTTTTTAGCGTGGCGTCAGGCGAAAGCTAATGTTGTATCAACTCACCAAACTTGGATTGATAGTTTGCAAAAACAATTCGACCAATTAAAAATTGGATTGAAAGCATATCGATACCTGAGCGAGGGTATTGAGTTAGCAACTGAACTTGGTATTAATGTTGATGAGGCAGAATTAATTAAAACAAATTCTACTGGTCTTACAATCTACAACCCAAGCAACTTGGCTAGTCTTATCAAAGGTATGAAAAACAAAAACGTATCGAGAGAAGATAAAATCAAGGCGAGACTACAATACGAAAAACAAAGCGTTAATTAACACTTGACAACTATAGGGGATAATGTTATATTATCCCCTATAAACAGAAAGGACACAATGAAAGCAAATACAGAAATAAAAATACCACAAAACTTTTACATAACTTATTTTGCAAAAAAACATGATAAGTTTATAACTAGGAAAGGTACGTGGACTAAACCAAACACAGATACAAATGGAAAATATTATGTATCTAAAGAGGGAAAGCCTTGTTTCATTTATTACGACTTAGACGCAGATGGTTGGAGACAAGCAACTTGGGCAATGACAATTAAGGAGAGAGAATGATTGAATTATTAAGTATTATATTTGTGGAAAGCCCTCTCGGGCTTTCCATTATTCTAATTGGTGGGATATTAGTTCTTGGTTACATGGGGTATAAATCATCATGAAATATCCATGTCAGGGTCCGAAGTGTCATGAACAACCGACCAAGGACCGATATAATAAAAAAACTAAAAGACTCAAAGGACGTAATGCATATCATGCCATTGATAATAATAATAACTGCTTTACAATCTTTTGCACTACTGGTTGTCAGAACGATTGGATTAATGCTAACCTACAAAACATCGTGGCTCAACGACCAATAACATTTAATCGTGAACGTAAGCTTAGTGAGCAGACGTATCATATAACTGAGAATGGTTGGTTAAGGAGAGATGAAGATAGGGTTGACAGTGAATAGATAATAGGATAGTATAGGACGTAGAAAGGACATATATATGGAAAAGAAAAAACCAAAATACAAAGTTCACGTTTGGAAAGCTGACGAGGATAATACAGAGTTAGTATTTGAGGCGCCAGCTAAACCAACATTAAAACAGTTATATGAATTAATTGGCTGTGAGTTGGTGGAACGTGTATCGGGTTACGATAAATCTGTA